TGGGGTAGAGGAGCTTGGAATCAATCAGGTCTACTTGCATGAGCGTGTAATCGATTACAGTCCAAAGAGGAGCCACTTGAGACGGCCAAAGAATCCCCGCCGAAGTATCTGGGTGTCCCTGTCAATCGTCTCCCAGAGCCGCTTGTGTGTCTTGGCGGTCACGTCCCACCTCTCCTGACAAGTTGACTCCAGAAGGGCATCTTTTTCCCGCGAGAACTTCTCAGATAGGAGGAGGGCCGATGTCGTCACCTCTTCCAGCCGCTTGATGGATTCGGCCACGGCTTCTAGGGCCTCTCCTGCCTCCTCCTCTAGCTTCGTCACTCTATCTCCAACTCTAGCGTGGGCCTTCTGTTCAGCGGTATTCATCATCCCCTCCTGTGAGTGTGAAGGTTGCCCCGTTGTCTACTGCCACACGGGGCCACATGGTTTAGGACCCCCCGGCCTGCCAAGCCTAATTGGGCAGGGAAAAGGGAGGCAGTAGTCCTATGCAGGGATGACGCTCTGCTGCGGTCCAGCCCCACTCAGCTTGTAGCCGAGCCCCCCCAACAGATTGCCCAAGGCCGTCTCGTTGGAGAAGTAGTCCGTGATGATGGCACTGGCAGTCGCTTCGTCATACTTCTGCGTAGCCACGCCATGTGTTTTCATCCTCAGCTCCATGCGCTTGATGCTCTGATGATACTGGGGCATCTGGAGCACGTCAGCTACGCACAGCATAGCCGCCTGTTCCAACGTCTCCTCATCGCCGGAATCCTCAACAGGAGGGGGCGCGGGAGCCGCTGGCCGTCGAGGGGCGGCGACTGGGGCAGGTGCCGTGGCTGGGGCTGCGGCTGTGCGGCGATTGGGGGCAGCAGCGGGGCGGGCTGGCTGTGCGGCTGGGGGCGCGGCCATCGCTGTGAATCCACCCCCGCCTTCCCAGGGTTTCCCCCCTTCAAGGATTTCCGTGCAGATGGGGACCAATCCATTGCCCCTCGGCTCATCATCCTCCTGAGCCTCCCCGGTTGCCGCCTGCTTCCTGAAGCTCTTGCGCTCCTCAGGTTCAGGCATCGGCTTGATGTGCATCCAGATACCATCGATGGCTGTGAAGTCGTTGCCCTTCAGGGTATCGGCTGGCAGACCGCACTGAATCATCGAATCGAGGAGGAGCACCCAGTTGCTCTTGTTGGTCGGCGGCAGGCCAGGACCGCCCGCACGCTTGGCGAAGCCCTTGCCGGTCGAGTTGGGGACCCAGGAGAGAATCGCCTTGGTGCCCAGGCTGACGAATTGTTCGAGGGGGTCGCCGCCTTGGAGGGGATAGCAGACCAGCATCGTGCCCACACGGGGCTTGCCAACAGCCTGCCCCGCTTGGTTGATGGATTGATTCTCCATCGCGACGAACTCTACGGCGTAGTCTCCCTCAGGGATGGTCTTGCCTCCTGCGTATGAGGAGAGACTAAAGATGTCTAACGACTCCCCTTCAGATGGAGGGGGAGGGGGTGCGGCTGCTGCCGCTGCACGTCGAACTGGACTCATGGAAAACACTCCTTAGTAACGGACGGTTGACGGGCGAACGAGTGTAATCGATTACACTTCACCTCTAGAGCGGTGGGGGAGGTGTAGGAAGTTGACTCAGCATCTTGACTCTGCCCCGAAATGACTTCGGTGCGAGGTAGCTGTATCTGGGCCAGAACCAATCCCGAAAGTTATCATCAGGAATGACATTCTCGCAGCGGTCCCCCATGAACCGATTGCCCCTTCCGCAAATCTGCACAAACTTATTCATCGCCATGTAAGGTCCGTATTCTTTATCGTCCTCCTGTCTCGCCTTCACGATTTTCGACCGGCTATCCTGAAAGGGTATCTTGCAGATGAATTGCCACTCACAGAACTTCCCAGGGAAGTCATAGCCGCTGCCCACGCTGGGGCTCACGAGGATAGCTCCCGGCTCAGCATCCCGAAACATCTCAAGGATTTCTGTTGGAGCCTCCCCCCGCTCATTGACATACATGCTGTCCGCATAGCGGCTCTGCCTCAGAATGTCCTCCTGTCGAGCAAAGCTGATGGTCTGCACGATGCCCTTGCGGTCCCGTCGCCGCCCTGCGAATTGGTCATGTCGAATCCACAGTTGGCTTAGGTCAGGATGCGCCCGGTCTACCCGCTGTGTCGGCACGTGGTAGATGGGGGCATCCTTGGGGTCAAACTCGCTAGGGAACTCCCAGTAGCTAAAGGACCCCTTGGCCTGATGGAGCTGATACAGCGTCTTTTGCTGGATGGTTGCAGAGAAGATGCCAATATCCTCCATCCGCAAGAAGAGGGAGGACTCACAGTAGATACCAGGGCGGAGGGGGTCAAACTGATAGCCGTCGTGCTGCCCCTTCCAGTTCTTGTGGTCGTCATGCACCCAGTTCTGGGGGTTGGCCGTTGCGAGAATGGTGAGCCGCCGTGAGAGATTCCTGAGGTGGAGGTAGAGCTTGACGGTGCTGGGGGAGGCGTGCGGCCCCATCTGTCCCCGAGCGGTGAGCATCTGGGCATCCGCTTCCACCCGTGCCCCAATCACCCACGTTTTCCAATCCACCATCTCGGTATTGGGGGGCGGGAAGTCTACCCCCAACACGTCCTCTATCTCCCGATGGTGCAGCACCACTTGCATGGCATTCGCGATGGCCTCAGGTGCCGAGTGCCCCTCATCAAACATGACCTGAGTGAAGTGGTCCATGCCCGTGCCAAACCGCTTAGCGGTCGTCCACTTGGCAAAGTTGGTGACGACCATGTTAGAGGCGGCAGCTCGGAAGGCAGCGGCAGAGGCGGGGCACAGGTGCGAGCCCTTGTGGGGGCACCGTGCCGCATAGCCCTGCTCACAGGAGAAGTCTTGCCTCAGCCCACAGGGGTAGTTATCCCGGCCCTTCAAGCTGACCATGCCCATCGGCCCAAAGTCCTCTTGGAGCTGGTCCTGTAGACCCCGGCTCTCTGTCACGATGCAGGTGGGCTTCTTGGAGAGAGCAATCACGGCCACGTAGATGGCTGACTTGCCGCCCCCGGTCGGCATGGAGACGACCTTGACCCTATTGGGGCTGTTCATGTAGAGGCGAATGGCCTCCTCTTGGGTTGGTCGCCAGCTTGCAAACTTGGGGGGTAAGCCCAGGGCGGCTGGAGTAGGTATCTTCAACAACGGTGTGACAGAGTGTGCAGGATGTTGACTCGGCAGTCAACAGTAAATGGCAGGATTTATTGGTCTTTTTGCGCTTTCTTCAATCTTAGTTCCCGCACAAACTCAGGGTAGTCCATGCCAAGGGCATCCGCAATGATTTCCCCGGTCTTGTGGGAGGGGAACTTAGGGGAGTTGGCCGAAAAGACATGTGAGAGGTAGGTGTAGTTGATGCCTTCCTCTTCGGCCATCCTCTTGATGTCGATATACTCGCCAGCAAAGATGACAGAGTTATCGGTGGGGGAGGGGTGGAGGTATTGGGTGGGGACGCTGGAGGTGTGACTCACGGAGACAGTGTAGCAGAGTTGTCTCCGTGGTCAAGTGTAATTGATTACACTTTCTCCTCCCCCATCCCGGCTACTGAGGGGGTCGCACCTTCAGCAGCTTGACCATCTGGATATTGAACAGGATTTGCGCCTTGGTGTTGGCGGCAATCTGCTGGAGAATCTCATTGTCCAGCACATCATGGGTGACATCTTCCGAGACCGCAATGGCATTGAGGATGATGTCGGTCAGCGCCGTCGCGGTCTCATCGATGTCGTTTGAGGGGTCGTCATCCCGCTTGATGAGCGCCTCAATGCCCTTCGCGGCAAGGCCAATGCGGGGGTCCACCAGCGTCCCTGTCGCCAGCGCCGCCTTACCAATCATCTTGAGAATGTCCTTCTTATTCATGCCCTATCCTTTCGAGAGTTTTGCCGCACGCCAACACATGGCCCCATTTGAGACCATAAAGCAGTGGTCATCCTTGAACCAGCAGACAAGCTGTGAGCGGGAATTATTCCTCGTGGCCGGTTGTCTATAGTCGGGGTCCCCCTCCCAGATAGACGTGGACACTGGGGCATAGCACCGCTTCAGGTCGAACCGTGAAAGGTCCTGACGGGTGTTGGCGAACATCCCGTGGAAGAAGCCAACGGCCCAGAGACTAATCAATACCCAGTAGGTCATAAGTTATTGGGCGTCAAAGAAGGCTCGCGCACATACCTGTTGTTGTGGCCCGAGTAGCCGACTGAAGATACCATCTTCTGAGTGAAAGGTCGCCCCAGCTCCAAATGCTCTACCTGTCAGCATCATCGCTTCAGCCAGCCTGGGGTCTGTCGAGCGCCGATTGGTGATGTCTACCTCTGCGAATCCAATGGGCTCATCGTGAACCACTGGGGCTGGGGGGGCATACTGCTGCCCCGAGGCATTGATACCCCGGCCCACAAAGAACATATCCTCAGCAGATATCCACACCTTAGGACTGTCCCTCCGTCCATGCCACATGCGCACACCCCATCCGGCCATCGGCGGCGGCGCATCAGCCGTCGTGGAGCCCTGCGAGGCGATGACTCCAGGCTGGGAGTGGGCATTTGGGTCAAAGCCATTCTTCGGCCACTCGTTCCCCAGCCCAAGGAGGACTGATTCCATTGGCTCAAGCTGGCCCCTCACCTGTTGCCAGAACTGCTCCCCTAGTCTGACTTCCTGATTGTCGGCAAAGACATCGAAATGGAGCCGCTGCCCATACTCGGCGGCTGCTCTGGCAAAGGGTTGCAGTTCTGAGAGGTAGTTGGGGTGCTCCTGTGGGTAGAAATGGGTGATGTAGTGCATCATGCCAAACACCCGTCGCCCGTTGGCCCCTAGGTCCCTTGCTTGACTCCAGAGGGAGCGGCAGTCTGCTTGCCGCCCAGTCAACCAGAGTTGGAAGTCACAGAAGCCCGTCATCATGGCCCATGTGTAGTTGGCGAACCGTGTGCCATCGGGCACAAGCCGCCCCATGTTCCCACTGTTGTTGGACTTCTTGACCATCCGAAAGTCATCCATGTCCGTTCGAGCGGTGCCATCGGACAGCAAGCGGAGGATGCCCCGCTGCCTGAAGTCCTCCCACCCAGGAGAGGACATTGTCAGCATGATGCCATTCTCATTGGGGGTGCCATCTGGGATGGTGAAGCCAATCCCAGGGCGACCGCTGGGGTGAGTCATGGGGACTCCTCTGAGCGTCCACCCCGCCGTATCATGGGAAAGGTTATAGGGCAGTGTGAGAGGGTCAGGAAATATCAGGTAGGTATGGCTCATACCATCTCCATATGGGGTAGGTCGTGTAGAGTCGTAAAGCTCCCGCCCCACCTGAGCCCGAGCGCCTCGACGCAGGCACCATAGGCTTTCCAGGGGAGCCGAGCATCCCAAGAGAAGGTGCCCCCTACCACAAAGGCACAATCAACAGCCCGCCCAAGCCCATCACCCTTCACCTGATGGTTCGACTTTTTCATCACCCCATCTGCATAGGTGACGATAGGACCGGGCTCGGTCCTCCCTCTGGCGTAGAGCTTCTGCTGCTGCTGCTGGGTCCTCACCCCATCGGTGACGGCCATCGGGAAGCCTAGGGCGTGCATGGCTGAGAGCACCTTATTGACCTTGGCGATAAGGTCAGGGTGGACCCCTGCAAGCCGTAGCTGGTCCTGCTCAGTCAATGCCTATCCCTCTAGCTTTCCTTCAGCTCTCGATGATTTGGCCGTCAGCTCCAGCAGTTGGGTGAGGCGGCTGTTGACCGCAAGGTGAACTTGCTGCACCGTGGCCGCGAGGAGACCCAACACCACCGTAGAATTGAGCCCAGCGACCGTGGCGATGAGCGCCGTATTGTCATCATGGGGTCGTAGCATCGTGATAGAGACCACGAAGGCGGCTGTCAGGAAGCAGAGGGCAATGATGCCAAACACAAGGTAGGTTGCCCTCGCCCCAACTTGTGGGGCTACTATCTGAGGGTTGGGTTTGGGTGTTACTGGCATCGGTCCCTATCCTCTCGGTTGGCCGCTTGGTTCACACAGTTGGCCCGCAAGACTCTGATGATGGTCTCGTTCTGACTCTTCACCACGGTCTGGTCGTAGACGTGCTCCTTGAGCATCTGTTGGATGTCCCGAATGGCGGGCTCAATCGCGTTGGTCAGCCAGTAGGGGAACCAGAGCGCAAGAATCGTAGAGACCCCGAGCGTAGCAATCGCTTTGACTTGCCAAGGCATGTCCGTTGTCCTCCGATTTGGCATGATATCCACAGGGCTCCATTAGGGTTTGAGGTGAGTTTGGATGAACAGCTCCGAAATATCATTCGGGGCTGACTCTAGGTAGGCCAACTTCTCCTCTGGAGTCATGCCCGCCATCGCTTCCTCGATGCGGTTGCGTGCGTCTGTGGGGAGCGCACGGGGATTCATGCGTGGAGCCCGTGTCTTGACTTCCGAGACAGGGATAGCCAGACGGAGGGCGGCAGACTTGCTCCCCTCCGCATCCCTCACCTCTCCTATCAGCTCATCGGATGGTCCATGTCCTTCTTTCCATGCCTTAACTCGCGGCTTGCCCAAGGGGGCCGAGCGCATCGCATCGGCTGTGGCTGGGGCATCCTCTGTATTCCACAAGATACGCTGAGCCAGTTCATCATCAGGGATGTCCTGGGGCATCTCAGGGGAAGTGTAATCGATTACACTCTTGGGCTCTGGAGCCTGCTGGAGTGGAGTGGACGCAGGTGGAGCGGATGCCTCATCCGCCATGCCCATCATCTGAGTCTCAAGGTCAGAGGGACCAAGCTGTGTGCTAGCCGCTGGAGTAAGCCCCGGCTTGGGAATCTCTGTGAAGGCCCCCTCCTGCACACCCTCAGGGAGAGCGGAGCCCACCTCTTCTGCCACCTCTCCTATCACCTTGCGAACAGGGGGCTTGGTCAGGATGCGCTCCCGCTGCATCCCCCGGCCAATCGCGGATGTGGCTCTGCCAGCTCCCCTCAGGATGGGAGGGGTAGCGGCAATCGCCAGGGGGCGCATCATGTCCCCCCCATTCATCACGTCTGCTGTTGCTGCCATGAGGCTGGGTCCCTTGAGCTTCTGACCGGCTGCAAGGGTAATGTCCCCCGTGCGTTCGACGCCTCGGCCAGCCGCTGCCATACCCCGCTCGGCCCCAGCCCCAGACATCATCTTAGAGGGGAGGATGAGACCCAGGATGTTGCCCAGCGTGCCCAGCTTGGAATCACCCTGAAGGTTGGCAGACCCCTCTAGGGCTCCCCCGAGACGGGTAAAGAATGAGGGCTCCTCTTGGGTGGGGTCATCACTCAGGTTGGTCTGGGGGGCTCGCCTGTCATGCTGGGGCCTGTCGGCTGTGAGCGTCTGAGCCTGTCCAGCCTTAGAGCGCACAATCTCAGCCGCCCGCTTGGGGTCCATGCCGGGGGGAAACTCATGCTCTACCCCCTCAGCATCCACAATGACGACAGGCTCTTGCTCCATTAGGGCAGCTCATTCCCGTTCAGGTCATACCGCTTGCGCTTGGGGGCTGGGGCTCCCCCGTCTGTCGGTGCCCCTTGTCCACCCGTGCGTCGAGCAATGATGGCGTTCAGGTCCCTCAGATTGGCCCGAGTCGCTTGGGCCTTCGCTCTCCACACTTCTGGCTTGTCTGATGTCTGGGGTATCTGCCCCTTAATTCTCCGAGCCTCGGGCTCTGACATCTGAGCCCCGGTGATGGCCTTGATGACGGAGTTGGTAAAGGCAATCGTAGCCGCATCAAAGTCAGCGAAGGTCTGGTCAACCTCTACCCCTGGGATAGACTGCCCAATCCGTCTGGCTCTCCCCTCCATTGGGCCAATCATCTCACTGGCCCCTGCGTCAAACATCTCCTGTAACCTGTCCAGTTGGGCATCCGACTGCTCATTCCCTACCACGTTGGTCTGCACCGCCGCTGGGAGGGGGACGGGGGCTCCCCTTGCTGAGCCCCTAGACCCATAGAACACCCCATTATCCGTCTGGATGGGCATCAGCACCCGGTCATCCGACTGGTCTGGGGCCAGCCCCGGCTCATCGGTGATGTCCCGGCCTTGGTGAATGAGTCTCCCGTCAGGAGTCTCCTGCACCATGATGCGCTTGCCATTCAGCTTGACCCCTTTCGTGGCGGTCTGACCCATCGAGGTAGCCTTCTGAGGGGTGCCCAGCCACTCAAACTGGTCATTCATGCGCCCAGGCCCATCCTGGTCAGGGGGAAGGGGCTGATACTCCGTGCCTTCTGTTTTCTTGTAGCGGCCTGTGGGGAGCTTGCCGATGTTGGTCTCCTCCTCATACTCCTGAGGCGTGACCTTATCCCCCTTGTCTCGCATAGCAGACCGAGCGCGGATGTCATCCCGCAGGATGTTCTGCCGGTTGGCCTCTCGGGTCTCATCCAGAGAGCCTTGCTGCATCTTCCGCCACTCAGCGTTCTCTCTGGTGTTCTCCCGAGAAATCTCCTCACCAGCCTGATTGTGGCGGGACTGCTCCGCGTCAGCCGCGATGAGCCGCTCCAGCACTTGCCGCTTGTATTCCCGCTCTAGCTGGTCCTCCAGCCCAGAGTAGGCCCCCGCTCCGTAGTCGAGTAGTGATGCCATATGCTACCCCGTGATGCCCGAGTAGATGTTGGCCCCAGTCGCAAGGCCCCCGACAATCTTGTCCTTGGTGGATGTCTTACCAAACTGGTCGAGCCACTTGGTGTCATCATCCGTCCCCGCCAGTTGGTCCTGAAGGTCCTTCTGGAGAATGGTCTCTGCGAGCTGCCGAGTTTGGGGGTCCAGATTGGCAAGGGCTCCCTGGTAACCCCCGGTGAAGCTAGGCACCTGACCCCTGAGCCCAGACCCCGGCCCACCCCAGTTGACAGCGACAGGGGCAGCATTCTTGATGGCGGATGCCCGCATGGATTGGTCCATGCGGGTAGTTGGGGCCTCTAGTGCAAACTTATCACGAGAGAGCTGAGCCCCTTCCATACTGGGAAGAATGCGGTCACGATTAGCGTTCGCCTCAGCCCCGGCTTTCGCCATGCCCCCGAGAATAGGGGCAGCTTTTTTGATGTAGGGGGCAGCTTGACTGAGAATGGAACCTGCCGTCTCAGCTCCAGAGGCAGCACTTGCGGTGGAGGCTACATCAGCTCCAATGTAGGCAGCCTCACCAGCCGCAGCCCCAGCAGCAGTAGCCCCACCTGACGCGGCGGCTGTAGAGGCGACATCTGCCCCGATATAACTTGCAGCAGCCCCCCCTCCGAGAGCACTCACGATGAAGGGTGCGGCAACCCCCCCCCCAACAATAGCAGCAACAGCCAGCCAATCCTTTGCGGTCATGTGGGGAGTCAATCCCTTTTGACTGGCTTCCTGAATGGCCCCAAGAAATGCTTGGTCCCGTGGAGGGGGTGCCCCTCCTTCAGCCGCAAGAGCCGCAGTCTGAAAGGCTTTCTGGGATTCAGGGGAGAGGGATTGAAACTCGGGCTTTGTAACAAACGCTCTCAACCACTGATTGTATTGATAGTTGGGGTTTCCTATCGGCATATGAAAATCCTCAAAGTGTAATTGATTACACTCTACGCTTGGTCTCTGTAGTAGTTGGCGCTCCTGTCGTAAGCGTCCCGACCCTGCCGATAGGTGAACTCATCGTAGAACTGCTGATTCTGCTGGCCCATTTGCGCCCGCTGGAGTTGGTCATTGAGCTGGGCCAAATACTGCTGGAGGTAGATGCGCTCCTCCCCTTGGGCCAACTGGAGCGCATTGATGACATCCTGCCGCTTCGACGCAATCTCATCGGTGATGAGATGCCCCTCATAGTTCGCGGTATTCAGACCCGCTTGCTCCTGCTGGGATTGGATAGCTGAGTCAAAAGCTCCAGACCCTTGGCCTCCATAGTTCAGCCCCTCAGCCGCCGACCGCTCAGCGAGCGCATTACGGGATTGGCGGGTGGACCGCTCTTGCTGAGCGCGAAACGCCGATGTTGGTCCAGCGATATTAGGGTCATCCGCTCCTGTGCCCCGCTCACCCCTTCCAAGTAGCCGCATGATGGCATCAGCCACAGGGCCACTGCCAAACATACCGGCTGCACCCCCTCCGCCTGCGGCTCCACCTGCGGCCCCAGCAACACCTGCTCCGGCTCCTGTGGCACCTGGGTCTCCAGGCTGACCCCCCATTGGGGTCCACTGGAGCTGATGCACCCCCTCCTCATCCCGGTAGATGTCCACGATTTCCCCGCTCTTGAGGCGTATCTTGTCAGAGGAAATGACCGTGGCCCCAATAGACGCTGCTGCATCCTGAATGGTGCCCCCTGACGCAAGGATACGAGACGCGATGTATTTCTCGGACTGATGAGAGGGGTCGTTCATCTTCGCCGTGTCCACCCCCTCCATATAGGCATACGTGGGTTGGGCTCCAGCCGACTGGATAGGACCTGTGACAGCCCCCCCAGTAATGCCCGTATTGTTGCTTCCAGGCTGTGTGCCCCACGGTGCCCCAGATGTCGTATCCACCGTTGGGGCCGGTTGGGTGTAGGGGCTAGGGGCTGACCCATCCGGCATACTGGGGCTTGTCTGTGCAGGGTCAAACCCGTCCATCACACTGGAGTCTGATAGCTGATAGAGCTGAGACTCAAGAGAGCTAGGACTTGATGGATTCGATGGGCTGGCAGAGGGGCTGCTAGAGCTGATAGCCCCCTCAGTTTCCTCGGGAGCTTCTGTGCTGGCCTGGGGGGTTGCCTGCCCCCCCTGGAGAGCGGCAATCTGCTCAGGAGAGGCTTGGTCCGGCCCGTCATCCTCAGCATCATAGTAGGCCCCATCAGGCCCTAGCTTATAGCGTCCCATAATCCCCCCAAAGTGTAATCGATTACACTTTCCATGATTTTAGGCAGTATATCCCATCCAATTTCGATGGACTTATGCAATTATCCAGAGTTCCGAGAGGCATCATGGGACGTACTCCGTAATGGTGATGCTGGAGGCCATCACCCCGCCGAAGATGCGACCACCGGAGTTGCCGTTGAACGTCATCGTGCCGCCGAACGCTCCACCCGCCCGTACTTTAAATGTTGTCGCGCTCGTCGTGCCAGCAACCATGTCGTGGTCAATTACCAGTTCAAGACCACCCCCAGCGGTGGGATGATACGCGCACGTTGCTGCCAGAGAGCCAGCCGTGGCGTCTTGGAACAGAGCGGCAACATACCAATTCGCAATCGAGTGCGAGAGTTGGCCCACCACATGAATGTGCAGCCGATTCGCCGCATTCGTCGGCGTTATCGCCCGCGTTATATACTCATCGCCCTCGGTGTTCTGCGGGATGGTGTCGTCATATGGGATAGTGGTTGTGCCCGTTGCGACAGCTCCACTTTGAGAGCTGACAACTTGAACAGCCACCCCACGAGTAGCCCACGAGGGGTCTGCTCCAGCACCCCCACTAATAAGGACTTGTCCAGCAGTGCCGGTTGCTAGGGCTGAAACATCCACCCCACCATTCCCAACAATGAGTCCGTGGTCTGCCAGTGCTCCTGTTGCTGTAACCGTGCCAGCTCCCCCAGCCAGTGGACCGTTGGGGCTGCTAAAGAGAATGGCGGCGGGTGTGGCGCTCGCCTCTAGCGCGATGCCAAAATCCCCTTCCACCTGGGGGGAGCTGTGAGGAGTCGCCTGTCCAGCTACCGTATGGGACTTGATGAATTGCCCAATGGTCGCGGCTGTATTGAGATTGACCTTAGGGACCCAACCTCCCAGGGCGACAAGGCCCGTTGCATTATTCACGATGCCATTCGGCTCGATGATGACACCCATTCCCCGTGTCGAAAGGCCAGCTGTGGTCGTCGTGGTGAAGCCGTTAGCGTTCGTGTTATCAAGGATGACCACATCCCCATACACAAGGGCTCCTCCTGATTTATTGGTCAGCAGGGCCACAGTCGTGCGGTTCAGTGCGGTATTAGGCATTAGAGGCTCGCAATCACATACTCAAGGGTAGCGATTTGCCCAGCACCCGGAGCGGTGCCAAACGTGATTTGAGACCTATTAGCAGAGAGGGTAAAGGTTGCGGGGTCCACAAACGCCCCATTCACCCCCACATGCTCTAGATACTCCGCGAAGTCTAGGAGATTGAAGGTGACGGTTGCCCCATCCCCGAGAATCCGCATCATGCCATGTAGATGTCCCCCGCCCCCGGCCACATTCACGGTTCGCGCCCCGGCTACTGTGTCATCAAAGGTGACATTGGTCCCGGCAAGCACACGGCGACTATTGGGCAAGTCTACGATTTCATTGGTCTCTGTCAGATACGTAGCATCAGATGGGGCGAAAAGTCCAGGGGTGATAGAGATAGTGATGGTGCCTCGGCCAGATGTCACGATGACACCAAACCCTGCCGTGATGCGGTTCAGGACAAAGCGCCGCAGCACTTGGTCGCCGATGGGAATCTGCCCATTCCGCACACCTGAGGCGTCAATGCCTAAGCCCCCATTCCCAGCGGGGATGGCCTTCAGCGCATAGGCTTGCAGGGCGGCGACAATCTGCTCCAGTTCAGCTCGCGTTTTTGGGTCGAGATTCTCGGGGAATTGGAGAATGACCTTGAGGAAGGCAGACATTACCTGTCCCCATCCGCTGTGACGGGGAGCAAGAGCTGGTCCAGCGACCACTCTTTAGCCTGGGCGGCTCCATCTCCGACTTGGACTTGGACACAGGAGATGTCGGCCATCGCCGCCCCCTCAAACTTGGGCAGCACACCTATCTCGACCCCAAAGGGGGTAAGGACCAGCATGGAGGAGGAGGCTTCAATGCCAAAATCCCTATCAATCGTGAGGGTGAGCGTGACCCCACTCCCCACCCGTGCGGCCAGGAGAGGCTGCTGCTCTTGCGTGATCCCCGCGAGCTGACCCATCTCCGCAGGGGGAATTCCTCTCGACTTCCAATAGCCTTGGAAGGTGACACCATCATCGTCCAGAGCCGTATCACTCATTTTGAGCAGGGTTGCCATACAGTGTAATCGATTACACTATTTGTCCCCGTCCCCAGACCGTCTGGCCTGAAAACGGTCAATGGTCCATCGTCGCACAGTCGCCAGGATGTCACCCAGCTTGAATTGCACGAGGCTGGCATCCGCTACGCCAGCCCCCTCAAACTTGCGGATGACACGGGTCTCTGTCCCCTGAGCCGCCAAATTTACGGTATCCGTCTCCAGCTCCCGGCCCCGGTCCTTATCAATCTCCAGTTGGAGAGTGGTCAGCGCCTTCCGTGTCACGACAAGGGGCTGCTGAATCTGGCCGATGGTGCCCAATTTCTTAATGGAGCCCCCAGGAGGGTAGGCTCTCGTTTTGACAAAGGCAAGATACTCCTCCCCATCATCATCCCCCCCGGTTCCCGTATAGCCCCCTCCCGGCACTGGGGTCTCAGGGCCTCCCCCTCCACCCCCTCCTCCTGCTGTATCGAAGTCGGTATCCAGCTTGAGGAGGATAGAATTGATGGGACCGGGCACACAAGTTGCGGGGTAAAGCACTTGCCGCGCCATCTGGATAAGCTGTGCCGCCCCCGGCTCAATCCAGAGCACCTGGCGGCCCTGATGCGTAAGTTGCGCGTCGGCGTCTAATGGCAGCGCAGCAAACGCGACGATACAGGCACCCCAAGGAGACGCCGTGCTCAAGGTCCACGCACAGGACTGTGCCCCCATGTCGGTGACGACCCGACTGACCGCAGACCCGACTAACGCACTGCCGACGACATTAAATTGATTCGTCCACGCGGGACTCACCGTTTCAACCGTAATACTTCCCGGTACCGCATTCGCCGCGACGGTCGCACAGACAAGCACCTCGGCGGCTCCCACACTTCCTGTGGGACCAACAGAGACGGCGCTGCTATTACCCGAGCCGTTCACGGCTGCCCCCGTCAACGGGTCAGTCGCGCCAAACCCTGAATACTCAGTCGCTCCGACAATGGTCTGCTGTGAACCGCCGCCGAGCGCCGTTGCTGTCACCGTGAAAGTGCCGCTTGGAGACCCAATGTTATGGGCATACCAAATCTGTGCGCGTTGTTCGTTCCGATTTCCGCTGTCTGTTGCCAAGATGTAGGTGTTGCCTTGATTGTCGGCAACTGATGCCTGCTCGCTACCGAGAAACCCACGCATGTTCACAGAGACGACGATGAGGTTTCCGACCGTGGGGAGAGATAGGAAGGATGCCGCAGGGGAGCCACCCCCACCCGCGTACACTGGGGCAGTTGTCTGCACAGTGAGGAGCGACATCAGGCTACCACCTGCACGCCACCTTCCATCGTGTTCGCCGTCGCGACCGTCCACGGCGCCCCAGTGACTGGATTCGGCCCGTATATCTGTGGGTAGTATTTGAAACTAGTCGCCGCAAGGGCTTGCGTCACGCCGGTCACCAGTGTCCCACCCGACACCACACAATTACATATTGTGCGGGTCTCAAACTGTGTTTTCAGCATATTGGGCATGAGCTGAATAGCATAGACCGGCCCAGTCAGCGGGACGATAGCCGGGAACTTAAAGGTATCTGTTTCCCCGGCTGTGGGACTGGAAACATAGGTCGCTCCATCATCTGGAGGTATTTCATCTACAAGCGCCCCGTGGTCAGTGCCAGTAGAGGGAGCCCATTCTTTATAGGTGCCCCCCCCGCTCGCAGCATCCGTCCGGGCAACCTGCCCCTCAACGTGGCAATCACCAAAAAACGCATTCCAGGGCGCGGCACCAGACGCATCGCCCCAGTAGAGATCATCAATCCAGCCTTCAGGGTCAAACGCGATTGAGGACCACGTGCCACCCGAGAAAGAGGTGAACGTGTTGACGATGCCAGAGTCGGCGGCCAGCAGCCCGTTGATGTACACGCGCAAATAGCCCGACGCTCCGTGTTTCCATTCCACCCCGATATGTGTGTATGTGCCGATAGAGAGCAGGCCCGCGGGCGTTGTCGCGAGGAAATCGCCGATGATTGTGTTGACGCCTTTCCAGAGGTCCACCGCGCCACTACTCAGGACACGAATAAAGAGCACCGGAAAGCCGTTGTCTGGACTGATGATGGAGAAATTCGCATTGACATTGAAGCCGACAGGCTTGTATGCCATCGCCGCGTAGCCACTATCGATGCTGCCATCGGTCACACCAATAAATGGGCCACTCCCAGCCGCCGCTGTGCCATGCCACGCCGCTGTCCCGCATCGCCCTGCCCCAGCCTCAATAGAGCCCGGCCCTGCTCCCCCGAAATACTGATTGATTTGTGCGGTCTCATAGATATCGAAACTCTCCATGCCCTTTAGCATATCGTCTCCTTAGGCGGGTTCCCGAAACCCAATCCAGGGCCGCAAGTCTAGTGACATGGAGGCTCCAATAGTATTGGAGAACATGACGGCACATATAGCCTTGCAGGACTTCCCGTTATGCCGAGCCCATCCCCCTCTGACCCCATATTCATCACGCATAGTCTGACAGCGAACATCCACCATCAGCTTGAGGTCTGGCGAGTCGAGCCCCGTGCTGACGAACCACCAAATCTGATGCAAATCTGCATGATAGACCCCGTGGGCAACCATGAGGCTGGCGTGGAGGTTCACCGCTGTCGGGTAGTTATTCGCGGCATACCAGACATCCTCCATGTCCCGGCCCATATACTCCTGCCCCCCTTCGATGCTGACGCGATAGGGGCCGAGGCGGGAGAGGAAGGCACAGACGGGGTAGCCCCCGGTGTTCTCCACGGCAACAATCGTCTTTTGGTAGATGCAGCCTACCGCCCGCGTCATGTTGCGGAAGATGTAGGGTGCATCAGGGTCGCCAGTCGGGACCCCCTTCCAAATCTGTTCATACTTGAAGGCAAAGATGACACCATGAATGGGGAGGGACAGGCCAGTAATCTCTCCCCCATCCTTCTCATTGATGTCCACATACCCCTTGATGGTAGCGGTTAGGATGATACGTTCATCATCCCCGTGGTCGGCTGAGCCCAGCACCGCTGTATTGAAGATGCGGGATGTCTTACCTCCCTCCCAGGAGTTCCCCATCAAGAGGCGATTACCATCGGTGCTCAACCACTTCGCACTGGGGGGAAGAGAATAGACGCCCACTTCCTCTGAGGTTGTCAGGTCGAGATAATTAGCGGTGAGTGTGCTGTCATCATAGGTGGCGGTGCCGATGACGATGGAGGGGAACAGCCCATCCTGCCCAGCCAGCACATACCAAATCACACCATCCAGCGAGACTTCCACTTCCCAATGGGTCTCTCGCTCCCCAGGAAGGGTAGGACGTGTCACCCGAGCCGCCGTGCCCGCTCCACTGGGAGTGAAAAGGGTAGATGCTGGGCTAGGCTCAGACCGACGCACCACGATAGCCCCGCTAAGCTGAATCACCCGCACACGATAATAGCGGGCGACTGCCGCATAGGTGCCCGCTCCAGTATTCGCAACCGTTGGGGCCGCAGTGGGAGCCGCCAGTCCGACGCGCCGCACAGCCGAGACCAAGGGGTCCCACACATGGAGCCGGTCTACAGAGGAGTTGTAAGCCAAAAAGAGCTTGCCATTAAAGGAGATGGCGTGGACGTGCTGGAAGTTGTCCGTAATGGCGTCATCCACCGTGACATCCGCCCACGAGGTGCCCCCAGCTAGCCGCTTGACGAGCCCAGAGCTATCAACCGCCCACAGCTCAGCGAGTGCCCCATTCCCCGTGGGCACATGGCGGAACATTGAGGCGATATAGGTTCCAAAGGCTGTGCCCCCAGTGGTCGCAACAGGGATAGCCCCCGGTCTCTTCCGACCCAACGGGCCATCCGACCAATCGACATTGAGGGCATCCACACACTGATTCTCTGGCACCTCCAGAGGAGAATCGATGCCATTCCTTCCCCCGCGAAGGTTGGTAATAAGAATGTCGCTGCCGTTATCAGGCATGATGAATGGGAAAGTGTAATTGATTACACCCTAGCGGCGTGCCCAGATTTGCCCATTGGGGCTATTGAAGTCCACAAGGTCCCCGAGGCCAGACCCCCCGCCATCAGTGACGGAGCGGCAGAAGGCTTTGAGGCTGGAGACCCCATCTCGCCAGAGTGCCTTTTCCAGTGTTACGGCTTCCCACTTCTCGCGCTTTCGGTATTCCTTCATGCGGATGCCGACAGGAATCAGCCAGTGATAATCCTCGGGCAAGTAGGGCTCATCTCCTCCATTCACAAAATCATCAATGTGCCGGTCCACATCAGCGTAGTAGGTGAGGGCCTGAGTAGGAGTCCCATAGAGCTGAATCCGTGTGTAGCGGGCAATCTGCCGACCAATGGTAATGCGGGCTAGCTCTGTGCCAACTCCAGTGCTCTGATGAAACGTCACCGTCCCAACTGCGGCGGCTGATAGATACAGCTTGGTGATGTCTACCCAATCCGTGCCGGGGAGCGCAACGGCTGTCACCCCAGTCATGGTCACTTGTGCCGTGCGGGAGTAGCCCCCCGTGGTCGTGCCCTGGATATAGGCCACCCCCACATCTCCAGCATCAGTGGACTTCACCCAAATATCATCAGCGGTAGACAGGTCCACCGCATTCGCCGCTGTCATATTGATGACGACATAGGCCCACGGATTGCTATCCAGATTGGTCAGGCCGGGGTCCATCGCCCGAAGCTGCTGGATGGTCTGCTCTCTCAGATACCGCTGTGACGTGCGCTCCGTGATGCCCGCAATTCGCACAGCCGCCTGAGGGAGCACAGCAAAGGGGGAATTGGCGACAGATGCGAAGGTCAGGATAGAGCGCCGCAGCCGCGCCAGCCCCCGCATCGCAACCAACTCCCGCTGTGTGTCATTCGCATAGCGGAGGAGGCGGCGAATTACCTCAGCAGCCGGGGTTTGGGTATAGCCCAAGTCGTCATAAACCTGGGATTGAATAGCCGCAATGTTCATAGGGATAACCCCAAGTGTAATTGGTTACACTTTATGGCTTCGGCTGAGCTTGCTGTCGCTGCATCTGCTGAATCGTCTGCATCCGGGCGGCATGGAGAAACTCCCAATCGGCTCGCCAGTCCTGTATGACTGGGGAGATAAGGAGCTGATACCCTATAACCACAAGGACTGCAACCGCAGAGGGACCGAGCCAACGTCTTATCGTGGTGTGCATGTCCCACTCACCACATCACCCGCGACGAAAGTGCCCAAGAAATCCACATGGGTCGTATCGACAGGAGTAGCCCGTGCGAGGTTCGCGGTAGTGGTATTGTTCGCCACGCAATTCCAGCGCGTCGGGGCGGTCGTCGGGAAAGTGACGCGGCATTGTGTGCCAGCGGTTGCACCAACCGTCAACTCGAAACTATTAGAGCCACCAGCGATGGTGGCCGCGGTCGTCCCGCAGGAGTTCGCGCCCACGTTTGCCACGGCTAATCCTGCTCCGGCACTCGTAATCAGATTCGCAGTAACAGCGACCGTGCCATCCCCACTTGGAGCCAGCACAAACGTCGGGGCATTCGCATTCGTTAAGGTGACGAAGGGAACATAGGCGGCGGCGTTCACGTCATACGCGGAAATGAGGGCGGTGTGTGCGGTGGTGGTGTCGGTGTGAAGCGCATTGCCATTTGGAATAAATGGTCCGGCTGAGTCAATGCCAAACACCGAATCAGTGCCAGGTAATGGAATCCAGTTGATTGTTACCGATCTCACGCCGCTACCGTCGAGTGTATCGTTATTGGTAACGGTCATCTCGCCAATTAAAACCATGCCATCGTCGGAAATGGGATTTTCCTCATAAGCATAAAATTGCTGTTTGAATGCGATGGAACCGGATAACGTCGCAGTGGGAGCTGATGAAATCGAGCCACCCGAGTAGAGCGAGACAAGGCGACCATATTGAGCATTCTGGTCGCCTTCAATAATGACCATCCCGCCGTAGTCTCCATTCGTATCGTTCGGTCCAACGTAATAATTGGACGAATCCCCAACGTGATCGCTCGCGTTGAGAAACGCGCCGGTGTACAGTTGGCCGACTTTGACACTGCCCTCATTCGTTCCAAGCGTGAAGGAGAACAGCGTGCTACACGGTGCCCCACTGCTCTTATAGAGCACCCAGCCATTCGTGCAGGCTGATGTGTCGAAGCCAGAAGCTGTCATTGTCGTGCCGGAGATGGAGAGCCCAGTCCCAGCCGTCAGGTAAGTAAATCCCCCCGCTGAGTCATCCCAAAACACGAGGCGGTCGGCATTGGGGTCAGCCCCAATCGCAAACTCATTCGTAAGGGTCGAGTTAGCCGTCTGTGTCAGGTAGGTGGCATCAACAGGAGCCACGCCTCCACTTGAGGCGGCGACGGCCACTCTCAGATACCCATTCTCATCGGTCCTCAGTCGCACATTGCCGAATGCGGTCAGAGGGCCATCTGTGACCCCGGCTGTAGCTGCTGAGGCTAATAGGTAGCCATTCTCATCCGTCCGCACTCGCAAATTCGCAGCATTCGTGAGCGGGCCGTCTGTGGCAGACAGTCCCAGCCCCAGAAGCAGGGCGACCCCAATCGCGTAGGCTACTCGTCTCATCAGTTAGCTCCATCCATGACTCAAGGCCCACCGTGAAGCCTTGCGTTGAATCTGTATTAGAAGTCGCCGGGATGCACGGGAGAGCATGAATCGGTCGTCTGCGTTCACACACCCCGTAGGATAGCGGCCAGGACGTGAGGGCACAAGCTCCAAGGGCTCACTTTTGGGGTCAGGCCGCAAGCAGGCGAAACGGCGGCAGTTGTAGGGCCGCACGTCATACACCTGACAATCCCCGAAGATGAAAAAGGGACAGGGCTTGGCCTTGAGTGCCACGAGGTTCGACTCAGGAATCTCCCGCCATGCCGTCTGAATCCCCTGAGGAATCTGCGGGAGAAGCACCCGCCGCTCCTCAACCGTCATAATAACTTCATCAGGAAGGGAACAGCAGTCCCCAGACCGTTGACAACGCCAACGGGGGTCCACAGGTCGTGATTGTGGGGGAGTGACAAGGAATTGCAGTGGTGATGGAGGGGTTACTGACATCTCATCTCCCAAACCTGCGAACGAGGTGGGGCGGAGCCTCAGCCCCACCCCAGTGGACTACATGCTTCGATAGGTCCAGACGCCGTGCTCATCCTCGCCAACGTGCTCATAATTCACGCCCCCCACGTTGATTTGCCGAGGGCGGAGATGGACATCAGGATACTCGACCCTCCGCCCATCAATGACAATCTGACGGTCTGGGTGAAACTCCGCATCGGAGCCATCATGCCCAAGCTCAGCAGCCGTCGCCCCAGCATTGCGGCCGGTGCTTGGGAGGGGAGGGGCCGAAACTGGAGTCGCTGGACCCCTGCCTCCAGCAGGATTCCCCCCGAGGTTTCGAGCCCCAGCGCCCATCGCTGCATTCTCGGCCCTGAGCTTATCGCTGGTCTCCTGTCCGGCTGTGCTGTCGTCCAGCTCATACTCAGCGACTGGAATGGGATTCCCATTCTCATCCCTATCCACCTGGGTCCCCTCATCCGTAACCTTGAACTTGGGGTTGCCGTCTCTGTCAAACTCCTGCCCATCCACTTCGTTTGCCGCCTCAGCGTCTTTCTGTGCTTTCGTCTTGGACATCCCTGTCCTCCTTAGACTCAAAGTGTAATCGATTACACTTTTAGGCCGCAACGGAGAGTTTTCCAGCCTTGATGAGGGTCATCTCCTCATCCATCGTCAGCACTTCCGCCGCCCGCCTGCGGATATCGGGATTGGAGTGCTGGGCAAATACCTGCCGAAGCTGAGAGTGGAGCGGGGGCAGGAGCCGGAAGTATTCGTTGTTGAAGGCTGTATCGTGTTGCAGCACGAGGCGGCTCGGCGTCACCTCATCCACCCCATAGTCCACCTTCACAGCCAGCTTAATTTTGGTGTCGTCAATCCGCGTGATGACGTAGACCCCAGGGCACTCGGTCAGGATGTTCAGCAGCTCAGTCTCCTCCCGCGTGAGCATATTGTCAGACGGCTCCTCAGGACGGGGGACCCAGCAGGAACACTTGAGCTTGGGCTGCTCATAATCCGTCAGCAGCAGCGGATTGCCACGGGGATGAAACACGTTGCGTAGGTGCGCCACCTCATTGCTGGGCCGATGCACCTGCCGGTAACTCTGGGCGACAACTTCAGCCCCCTTCATCTGGTTCTGGCTCACACGCTCCAGCGCCTCGGTCAGCGCCGACATGATAGCCACGTTCTCAGAGCTGGGCTGCTGGCCCTTCTCTAGCATCATCATCTGGAGAGTAGCCATCTTTTCAATCGCCGCTGTCAGTCGGTCAATCGAGGAGACCGAGACCATCTCTTCGGCTGCTGGTTCAGCCCCCGTCACGCTGGGGTCCAGCTCAAAATCCTCATCCTTTTTCTTCGCCATGTGTCCTCCTCCTGTAAAAGGAACCCCGGCCCCAGCCCCCCAGGAGTAAGGGACCGGAGCCGGGGCGTCACTCCCGGCTAGAGAGGTGAGCTGCTAGCCGAGCTTGTCGAGCTAGTCAATCATCAGGTCAACGAAATTGCACTTGCCAGCCACGCCCACCTGACACATCTTGCCCACGATTTGGGCCACGATGAGGGTGCCAGCCGCGACGATGATTTCCGCCGCGCCCGCGACCGCTCCCGGTGTCATCACGATAGCCCCCAGCGCCGGGGTGCCCGCGATGAGGGTGCTCTTGATGCCCTTCGATTGAATCCAACCGTAGTTGGCAATCGCAATCGCAGAGTTGGCAACACCAATGAGGGTGCCGGTTGCTGTGGTGACGGGCATCTGGATGGCTCCAGCCCCTTTGTTTGCCACGAGACCCAATCTGGTAGAGGTTGTAAACGCCACCTGAACGGGGTCATCTGGCATCAGGTTGAGCGTCATCGAGCCAGAGGAGAGGACGGCCGCATGGCCTGAGATGGTGTAGGTGCGGCCCAAATCAGGGGTCGTATCCACCCCCAGGTAGCCCTCAGCATACTGATTCGCATCAGCCGCCGTCGCACCCAAGGTAAAGACCGTGCGGGTCGCCCCGATAGCCGTGGCGGCGGCTGTGAGCGCCAGATGGTTGGGGACAATCGCCGGACTCTGAATGCAGTCTCCCACAACCAAAGCCGCAGCCCCAGCCTTCACGTAGCGGAACACCCGGCCGTCCTTTGTGACAGCCATCGTCCCCAGTGGATGCTTCTGGTCAGAGGACCACGAGAAGGTATCAATCGCCATTCCCGTTGAGCCCGCGAGGCCCGTCAGGTTGGCGTGACGCTTCAGTTCTCCCACTCCAGGGACGAACCGCCCCACGTAATCGGGGTAGCTCCCATGCGGGAAGTCATGCTTATCCAGAGGCCGAGTGTAGCCCGCCATCAGGCCCATGATGCTGAGGGGGTCAAGAACGTATGCCTTCATTCGCTTCTACCTTTCTATGCGATTCAGCCGCTCCCAACGCTTACTGTCCGCAATGGGGGGCCAGCGGAATGCCAGCCCCCTGCCGAGTCTCAGAGTGTAATCGATTACACTCCCTAGGTAATGGCCGTGATAACCCCGAGTCGGCGCGGATTGTCCGAGCACAGGTTATACATCGTCCACACCTTGACGACATCCGCGAACTGGTTGACCGGGGACTGGGGCGGAAATGCCTTCATCCAGGCTGCCCAGCGGATGAACAGGTTGCGCCGGTTGAGGATATACATCGTGCCTGAAGGGCAGGCCGCATCAAACGCGATGGGGATGTCCTTGAACATGATGTGGTCACCCTTGTAGCCGCTGATAGCCTTGTCCGATGTCGAGGACCGGACGAGGCGCTCATTGGCCAGCAAGAGCGAGGTGTATCCCTGGAAATCCACCCGGTCTGTCACCACGAACTGGGGCGTCTGCATCCCCACGCCCGACGAGGACAGGTTGTAGATGGTCTCCATCGTGGACCGCAGGTTGTCGAAAGCCGTAGACGTTTTGGCTCCCGATGCCTGTTGGTTACGCCAGAAGGTGAACGTGGCGCGATTGATGGCCCCCATCGTGCCGGTTGTCGGGGTTGAGCTGACGATGTATTGCAAACCGCCCGCCTGCTTGCCGCCTGACCCAGTGCCATCGGAAAACAGGGCGTTATTGATTTGATACATCATCGTGTTCTTGAGGTTGTCAATCTTGCCCGCCTCCAGGTCGAACTTGCCTGCTGAGCCAGCGGTGATGAGCTTCTCAAACTCACTCATCACAATGTCGCCGCCCGTGAACTTCCAGGCATATTCGTAGCGGTCGAACACGTCAACCCGCGTCACGTCCAGGGTTTCCATCTCACCCATGTCCTTGACGGTCGTGTTCATCGCATACTCGATGGTGCCGACGATGGGATTGCCCGCACCTTTCTTGAAGGATTCGCCGCCGCGCATGTTCTCCAGCAACCAGAAGTAATTGAAAATCTGGTCGGCGGGGTCCTGCTCAACGTAATCCTCCCAGGCTGCGGCAATCAGTTGCCCGACGTTGGGAGCTGCCATGCTATCTCTCCTTTAGGCCGGAACAAGCGACTTCGACAGGCGTTCCATGTGTGCCGCCAGCTCAGTGGGATTCTTCGGCTTCTGCTTCCCACTTGCGGCCACGGGTCCTCCTGGCGAGGCGTTTCCTGCTCCAGCGTGTGCTTTCCGTCGTAGGTCGGTGAGGGTTTCCTCCCCCCCTGCGGTCTTGGCCTTGCCCACTAGCTCAGCGAGCACAGCGGCGTAGGCCATATACATTGCGGCCACGAGACCTACTTTCGAGCGTGTTTCCGGTGAGATTTCCCCCAGCTTTTCGGAGATAGCCTTATCGTGCTCCTGAAAGTAGGGGAGGGTCCGAGCGTGCGCCAGCCCTTCCTTGACGATGTTGCGGCCTTCTGCGACCGCTGCGTCAATGCGCTTCTGCTTCTCGGCTCTCTCGGTCGCCTGTTGCCGCTCATCCATAATGGGCTTGAGCTGGCCACTCATCTCCTGCATGAGTTGTTTGCGAAGCGCGTTCGCAAACTTCTGCATGGCCTGAGCGGAGTAGGCCGTCACCCCATTGGGACCTTTGATATCGGCTTCAGGAAACTCACTCTCTGGGTCTGACTCTGACAATTCCGCTTGGAGTTGCTTGGCAAAGGCGCGGGGGTCCGTGTCCAGTCGCTTGGCGAGCGCGAGCGCCCGCTGAGCTTCTTGGGCATTCATGCCAGTGGCCCATGCAAACTGCTGCATGACTTCCTGGCGTGCGGCTTCCCGCCCCTCTGTGATGGCCTTCTCCCGAGCGTTCTTGAGAGCCTTCTCGTGAACGTCGAAGGGGATGGGACCCTTGGCCTGTGTCTGGGCTTGGGCTGGCTTTGCAGGCTGCGCTACAGCGGCAGCGGGCTGTGCGGGTTGACCGGCCCCGCCTGCTGGTCCAGTCGGCTTTGCACCTGTAGCCGATTCAGGGGTTGCCGCTGACCGGGCGGCAGCAGACTCTAGGGCAGCGGAGGCAGACGTAGGGCGGGCACTCTCACTCGATGCGGGAGCCGCGCTACCTGATTCCGTGCCGGTTGAGCCTGTATTCTGGGACGTGTCATCCATGAGGACACCACTCACTTGCTCCACTCTGGCAGGAGCACTCCGACGATTGTTGACAATGTAATCGATTACACTTTACGGACGTTCAGGTTTCTTTTCGACAGTCGTATAGTCCCTCCCACAATTCCCGCAATAGACTGAGCCACTTGGCCTTTGCATCCACATAATGTTGCCGCAAAAGCACGCCGTATCCGAGCCCTGCTCCCAGCGCCGATGCGGAAGTTCAGGCTTTGGGGGCTCGGGCTGGGTCGTAGAGCCATTCGGTGCATTGACAGGCGACAGAGGCGTGCTTTCCGGCTTTGATGTCGGCGTCACTATTTCTCCCTACTACGGCGCTATTGCACCGCTTACAGGTAATGGTCAGTTGAAACTTGTAGGCCCACTCATGGAGAAAGCTGAGCATCACAAGCTGATGCTGGGTGAGGAATTGCACATCTTTCTCCGCAAGGGGGACTTCGCCTTGAGGGGTCCACAGACCCCTACCTCTTCCGGCCACGGCTCACCTCTTCTCTTTCCGCAATCGCACGATGGGCCTCTTTGGCCTCAGATTCCGTGAGGACCCTATCTGGCAGGGGACGATACACCCGGTCTACAAACTCCTGGTCGGAATCCTTAGCTTTCTGCCCACGGAGAATCAGAGCCTTCCCTGCTTCCAACGTGTAGGGGTCCATGTAGCCTGCCGGGTTGGGGATGCCTGCGGGGTCGATATCGGTTCCTGGGGCGGGGGTGAACCGCTCCACATATTCTAGGCCCCGAGATGCCGCTAGCGCCCGCGCCTCTGAGTGGGAGTGGACGGTGACAGGCTCAGGACCATAGTTATGGAGGACCATGCCCCCCGGTATCTGGTCCTGTATGTAGCTGGACTTCTTGAGGGACCGCTCTAGCTCCTCTTGCCGCTCCCGGCTCCTCGTGTGACCATGCGGGCAGAAAGGCCACTCGCCTGACTCCAGCACCTTCCCGCACTTCCCACAGACGGTGCGGCCTTCCTCATTGATGTAATCCTCCATCTCTCACCTCTGAAAGTGTAATCAATTACACCTTACTGCTGAGTCTCCCGATGATTAGGGGCTCCAGGCGCATTCTGCCTACCCCCAGACTTCCCGGCCTCGTGAGCGTTGGTCTGAGCATCGGCGTGCTGGGGCTGCTGGCTCATCATCGCCTGCTGAAGCGTCATCACGCACTTGGAGGGGTCATAGCCAAAAGAGCGGAATAGCCGCTGGAGCACGGGGACACGATTGACTAGGGGGTCCCCCTTGACCTGATTATACAGGTTCAAGTTCTGCTGGCGGTCCTGAGCGGTATCCACGTCCATCTGAGAGTCTGGGGCGATGTCGTAGAGCCAGCGACCGGACACCATCTTCCCAGTCCACGCCTGCATCCGAGCGGCCCCGTCCTCCCCAGTAATCTTGGCCCACTGTTGCTGTGTGGTGTAGCGCATGGTCAGGATGTCAATCAGCCTGACCCCATCAAGGAAGTGGTCAATGACGCGGCCCCGTTCCTTCTCATTGCGGCCCTGCACCGCCCGCTGGATGGTCTGGATTTCTGTGGCTGACCGGACGGTATCCTCACTGGCCCCAGACGAATTGGCAGAGATGCCCAACGTCTCATCCATGTTCTGTTGCAACATGGCGTCCAGCCGGTAGTCATCCTGGGTGCGAGTGGGCTGGGCGATAGTGATAGCCACGGATTCCTTGCCCTTATCCAGCGACCCATCAGCTACAGCAATCCAATCTCCCGGCTTGGAGTTGCGGACCTTCGCAACATCCCCATCCTCCAACTTTCCAGAGTCGTAGAGGACTTTACCGATGGCGGCATCCCGCAAGGCCACACCCTGTTGGCGGCTGGTATTGAGCTGCTTGGCGAGGTTGTTGGTGAAGGCTGAATCTGACGGGGGGTATTGGGAATCCGCCAAGTCCCGAATGGTGCAGGTTCGATAGGGGAAGCGGTCAATCGAATCCTCAGTCAGTTCTCCAGTCTCGGTGAACGTCTGGTCAGGACAGGGCCGATGGACTACCGGGCGGTCTTTGATATGGTCGAGGAATATCAACTGATGGAGCTTCCAGGGGTGCAGCTCTCCCGGCACGTAGTAGGCTGCTTTGTAGAACAGCTCCACCCCCGTAATGACCTTAGGCGTCACATCCGTATCATTCTTATGCTTGTAGCGGCGCTCATCCGTCGTTTCCTTCAACTCCTCCACCTCGATATTGAAGGCGGCAGCGGCTTGAGAGGGCAGCATAGAAAAGTGCATCCCCTCAAAGGTGGAATCCTCATCAATCATGGTGCTATAGCACAGCGGGTCAGACACCCGCTTGAGAGGGGAGTAGCGTCTCCAGTAAATCTCCTCAAAAACAATCACCGGCTCCTCGGTCATTTGAGGCTGGCCAGTCATCGGGTCCATTTGAGGAACCACCGGAGGCTGAGGAGTAGGCTGCAACCCCAGCACGTTCCCCGACTGCATGGGAGGCGTCCAATTCGGGTCAGGCCCCATGACCGGCTTGGGCACCATCTTGGTCACGGCCTTATACCCAAGTTTGGAGCACCCCAGCCCAGCCCACGCCAGTTGGTCAAAGACGATTTGGTCAAAGAGCCGATTGACCTTGATACCATCCCGCCCCAACTTCTTATTGAGGTATTCCTGCTTGACGGAGATGATGTCCGAGAGCTGGAGCATCTGGGGTTGCCCCGTCTGGGGATTGATGGGACCGGGCTGCACATTGTCAGCCGGACTGTTGGGGGCAGGCTCCAACGTAATGACCGGGACCTTCACAAACATCTGCCCGAGCTTGGTATGGACGTTGCGAAAGTGGCTGTTGGCGTTGACATCCTCCGCCTCCCCTGTTTTCCTCACAATAGGGGTGTAGGCGTCCATCAGGATTTTCCATGCCGCCGATTCCTTCTCCAATCGGTCGTCACTATCCTTGATGCGCGTTAACCACTCATTCACCTCTTGCTCCTCCATTGGGATGGTGACAAGAGGATTCTCGGGGTCCGCTTGAGCATCCACGGACGGCCCAACTTCGGCCATGCCAGCCGGGGCGATATCTTGCCCTACGAGTGTGCCAACCTCAGGAGTATCCATACTGTAATCGATTACACTTTCTGGCTAATGGAAGCCTACCGCAACCCTTGAACCAGCCGGATGAGCACCACGATGATGATGACGACCAAGAGGAGATGGATGAGACTTCCAGCTCCCAAGGTCAATCCCCCGCCGTAGAGCAGCACGAGGAGAAGAATCAGCACGAGTAAGGGGTCCATGATTTACCTCACCATTCCTGCGACTATGGGTTTATCCCTGCCGACGATGGAGCGTAACACATCTCCCGCCGAATCTGGGACGACATAGCTGTCCTGCTTGAGCCGCTTGGGTTGAGGATGCGCCATCACACCATAGCGGAGGGTATCCCACGGATGGTCCTCCCCCGTCGTGTCCACATCATCAGGGTTATGTTTGTCCCGAACCAATCCCGGCCCTGTGCGGATGGTTGTTGGGCAATCTGGGTCAATAATGAGCCAGGGCTCACCATCTGGAGCAAGGCGAAGCCAATGGCGCAAGCGGCCCCAGCCCAGCTCTCGGGAATTGTCGGCCTTAATGAGATGCACCCCATTACGTGCAAACGTGTCCGCATAGTCCTCTCCACTCGTGCCCTCCTTGCCCCACATCGAGGGGTCTCCGATGGATTTACTCAGGCGTCGAGTTTTGGTGGAGGGGAGCACGTCCTCTTTGGTAATCCGCTTGATGTTTTTGGCGACTTCCGCCGCCACGAGTTTATGTTTGGCATATTCCCCGTTGAACTTGTATTCGTGGAACACATAAATGCGCCCGCTGGGGAGAATAGCCACCCAGAGCGCAATGCCGTAGTGCGGGTCGTAGCCCCAGTCCATCCACATCTCAATTTTGGACCCATCGGGGATATGCAGACGCTTGACATGCACCATCTCTGAAAACTCGGGGAAGAACTGCCCTGCGAGCGCGGTCCAGTCGCCCAAGAGGAGCTGTCGCCGCCGTTCCTTGTCATACTCAAACAAACGCGCCTCATACGTCTCATAGGTCCCGTCAGGGTCCATGTAGTAGGGGTTGTCGTAGAGCATAGCTTGGATGAACACATGGTCATCGGGCTTATAGCGCGGATTCTCCTGTCGAATCTTCTCCACAGCCTTATCTATGTAGTAATCCTTCAGCCACAAGGTTTGAGAGCCGCCAGGATTGCTGGTCATGCCCAAACGGGGGATGAGCCGCCGCCCCATGAACCGCTTTTCGGTCCTGAGACGACCGGCCACGCCTGTAATCTGCTTCTTGAGGAAGGTCGCGCCCTCATCTGGGTAAAAGCCGTCGTAGGCGTCCCCCAAATACTTCTCCTCATCCCCAAGGTTCTGACAATGGCCAAAGATGAGGGTGGATTCTAGGCCACGCCCATGTGTCTTGATGCGGATGCGATGCTTGGTAGACACATAATCGGCAGCCTCTACCTTCTCATAGCCAAACTTCTCGTCTTGGAAGTAGTTGTTAATTTTGGAGATTTCCCGTAGGGCCTTCTCCAGATGGTTGCGTTCTAGCTCCTCAAACGTCCTCCGCATGATGATGCCGTTGTATTCGGGAATGGCCAGGGCATGGCGATAGGCATCATGGCGAGCGGTATGGGACTTGGAGCCTCCTGCCGCGCCCCCGAAGAGGATGTTGGGCACCTTGACCGCATGAAAGGGCACAGCCACAGGGGTGGGCATGTAGAACCACCACGGGGCCTCATTCTTATGTCGCTGGAAGTGAATGCCATAGTAGTAGCGGTCGTGCTCTAGGTATTGCTGAATGGCCTCATCGGACCACTGCTTGAGGAAGGGGTATTTATTGTGTTCGCGGAGCCAATGGGTCCAGTGGGCATCTGTCCACTCGGGCACCGGGGGCCACTCCCCCTCTGTGCCATCAAGGGGGATAAAGCGGATAGGATTGTCTACGAGAAGGTCAATACTCACGCCTTCTCCGCCTCATACTCCCAGGAATGTGGCCCCTTATGGCCCCTCCGCCTGTCGCACCGAATCATGCTATGGGGAGGTGTGGCCTTCTGCTTCCAACAGAGCTGCACGCGGGGGCCAGGGATGTCCGGCACCTCGATGGTTGCCCCCCTAGCTGGCTTAGACTTCATGGGGCATATCCCTATACATTTCTCGAAGCGTGGCTCTTGTGGTAAATCCAGTCTGACTGGACCGCCATACTTCTACATGGATGCCAAATCTTGAGAGGATGGAGTGGACTCTCTGCTGGGTGGGCTTAACCCTACGGTGCCTACGGGGCTTCACCTCTATAAATCGAATAGTTCCATTAGGGTGGATAGCGATAAAGTCTGGCCATCCCCTAGACAATACCTCATATCCCTCACCCTCCAACCTCTCGACAGTCTCTCTCTCTGCATTATTGGAACGCGGTCTTTTTTTCATGGGTCCCCCCGGTTTCAGACTTCCACCCCTCTACCGCCGCAGGCGTAGCCTATCCATTATTTTTCCTTCTGGGTAGCCTTATTTTTGGGCCACTTTCGCTACTATTTCGCCAAAGTGTAATCAATTACAGTTGGCCCTATCGGTCAACCTCTCTGGCCTTTTTCAATAACTCGGCCAGCTCCTTCGCCCGCTGATTCACCTCCCGCCGCTTCTTTTCTTTGGCCCGTGCTTGCTCCTTGCGCTCTGCTTTGGCTTGGGCCAATCGGTAGTCGAGGCTCCCTCCTGGCCCTCTCGCTGACCGATTTTCGGCAAGGGGGATTGGCTCAAGTCTTGGTTTGGGGGGGTCCTTATAGAGCCAGTTTCGGCGGGGCTTGGGTTCATCCTCTCGTATTCCAACCTCGCTTTCTGTAGCCTCTTCTTCGATGGTCTGTAGGGCACCCTCCATCTCCATCCCATCTTCCACTCCCTCTGTATTGTCTCTAGGGCTCGCGCTTCGCGCTTCGCCCGAGCCAATGGCCCCAGCAATAGGGCCAATTTGCACCCCCACCTTCACCGACCCTAAGGAGTCCATTGCGACTCCCACCATAAATTGCCGTCCACCCCCTCCACCCCCCTCCCCAGCCGGGTCGAGCACGCCAATATTTGGGCGGGAGAGCACCCCGATGGCTTGGTCCACATTCGCCTTCCTGACCACTCGCATGGCCAGCTTGAGCGCGTTGGACTGGATATACTGTGTGGCCACATCTGTGGTGGACCTGAGCCGCCGTATCAGCTCATACACCGTATGAGCGGGCAGGCCCATGTCGGCCTCCACCTTCCGTGTGCTCTCCATGACCCCATATCGCGCTCGATACTTCTTGAAGAGGGTCACGGCCTCTACGATATCCGCCTCTCTGAGCTTGACTGGCATAAGTCCTTTATTCTCCTCTACTTAATGCAGGTGCGAACGGAGCTGGAGGGGCGGAGCCCCGATAGCGTAGAGAGCACAGTATAGGGCACAGCGAGCAGCATAGTGTAATCGATTACAGTTGTCCAGTCAGTCAACATCTCCAGTCCATTGAATCGTGGAAGGGCATACGGCACCCCCCTACCCTAGGTGCATCGAGATTCCGGCGTGAGGGGATAGACACGCTTGGATGGGGAGGAATGTGTATGGCCTGACAGGTCAAGGCATTGATGTGCTCGACGTGGGTCACTCGGCGCGTTGGCCTCAGCTCAGGCCAGGTATAGGACAGGCATATGCCAAAACCCCTAGGGTATGGCCAGGGGAGAGGATAGCGGGACGATAGACCCATGTAGAAATGGCATAGCGAATGTCTACCCGTGGACACACAGTTGTCTAATTGAGTCAACATGTTAGGGAGACTAGGGTAAAATATACAGAGCGAAAGGGTAAGGGCGAGTAGAAAGCACACACTGTAATCGATTACACCTTGGGGAATTGCTAGGGATTCTGCGAAGTGTCAGATAGGTGATATGGCTGGGTAATTGCTATTGCAGCTTGTGAGGTATAACCCATGACACTAGCAGAATGGGCCAAAGGCTGGCCCCATAAGGTCTCTCAACATTCATCCGGCGCAATGTGGACGCCAGACGGAGAGCTAAAGATTCATCATAGGTGTCAGGCATTCTACCTGTCTGATTACCTCGTTAGCTCAGTCTCAGGAGGCTCTATTTGGTTTGTCTCGCGTGAGCCCAGCACCATCCAAACGTGCCCTATGTGTTCTCAGCCCTACGCCTATGGACGGGCCAGCGGTGCCAGGGAGTCAGACTATTGCAGTCTGCAATGCGAGATTAGCGCGGGCAGAGACTAGAACTGTAATCGATTACACTTTCAAGAGGTGAGAACATGCCGCGAAACGTGCGTAACTTTTGGCTTGAACTGACAGTGGACGGGGCAGCAACACGGGTAGAGACTGGCCCACGGGCGAAGGATGGGGGATTCCCCCTCGTGATTCTCCAGAGGGATGGGGGCAGCATCACGCGGGCTATGGAGATTGATGGGCGCGTGCTGTCCGATGGGTCTCTCAAGCTAACCGCTGTCGCTAAACCTGGGCAAATGGGGGAGCTGGATAGGGAGATAGAGGTAAGGACCGTCCGCTAGTCCTATCCTGCGGGCTGGGCTCATGTGAGGTGAGCCCAGTGCGGAGGGTATGACCCATGCGAGCGGTAATCGCAGTCGTCAGTGCAGCGATTGGAGTAGGGCTAACCGTGGCCTATGTGCTGCCAATGTATCGTGACATCGCGGCCCTACTCCCTAAGTAAAGGCTAGTCCCTCGCTTGTTCTCTAGCCTCATTGCATTTTGCTTTGCAAAACGCATTCGCTTATTGTAGTGCATCTGATAGGATTGTCTACAGTTTTGTTTCTCGTAAGTCTCGTTCACACAGTGATTTAGGAGGTGAGAATGTCCTGCACACAGAGTCGATTGGAAGAGGTGATAGCCGCTCGCGGAGGCGTGCTGAAGTCTGGGACGCATACAGACCCAGCCGGGGAGTGCTGCATTCTGGAAGCCGTCTCTATCTGTCAGGGTATCCCCTACACGGATAGTCCAGAGGCAACGGGGATGCCGGACTTGCGCCCGCTGAATGATGCGCTGTGGTCCTCTGACCTGCTAAGAACCCATCATATGGTCAAGGTCGCGTCAGCTTTAGCCGACTGGTGGGAGTGGTCGAACGACAGGCAGCAGCGTTGGGCTAAGCAGGTTGCTATCCAGACAGTCAGGCAGATTGTGTCTGGGCTGCCGGGATTGATGGATGCTATCAGGGAGTCTTGCCGCAAGGCTTCCACCCTATCGGAGGCGGCGGAGGCGGCGGCGAGGGCGGCGGAGGCGGCGGAGGCGGCGGAGGCGGCGGCGTGGGCGGCGGAGGCGGCGGCGAGGGCGGCGACGTGGGCGGCGATGGCGGCGGCGAGGGCGGCGACGTGGGCGACGTGGGCGGCGGCGGAGGCGGCGGCGGAGGCGACGTGGGCGGCGGCGGAGGCGGCGGCGGAGGCGGCGGAGGCGGCGGACAAACCCCTTATCACCGCGTGTGCCATTTGGATACAGGCCGCAACCGATGCCAAAGGGTAAGGTCTCGCGTGAGTGGCTTCGGCGCTATTGGTCTGGCTCCTGTGACGGCCATATTGTGGACCATCACCTCTCGCGTGAGCCGTCTCGCGTGAGGCCGTGGCAAAGTGTAATCAATTACACTCAGCTCTTGAAGCCTGACACGCACCCAACCGTTACGGAAAAGATACAAAATCGATGGGGCCGTTGGTCGATTTTGCTTGCAGTGCTCAAGCGGCATCATTAGACTAGGGCTTCGCGGTCAGGCAATCACGCAAGGCCGCAACGTCCTACCAGAAGAGGTGAGGCACATGGCAAAGAAAGCGAAAGCCCAGGAGCAGGATACCGTCCTGTATTTGGACCCTGCGGACATCCTGGCGAACGACAACATCCGTTACGACGTGCGACAGGGCGACGTAGACCGCATGGTCGCCAGCATCGTGGACCGTGGCGGCATTCAGGAGCCGGTGAGCGTCGAGGTGAGGACTGACGCAAAAGCCGGGGAGCCCCGCTACTCTCTCATCAAGGGCTTCATCCGCCATGCGGCAGCGGTCCAGATGAACAAGAGTGGGGCGGGCGTGACCGTTCCGGCTCTGGTCAGACACACGGCGGATGCGACAGACCGGCTCAAGACCCAGGTGGCCGAAAACGTGGCGCGGGCCAGTCTGAGCCCCATCGATACGGCGCTCAGCATCCAGAGGTTGATGGAGGCGGGCGTCTCTCGCGTCGATATCCGCAACCTGTTCGCCCGCTCGGGCTCGGGCAAGGCAAGCTCGGCTGGAGTCTCCCCTATGTCCAATGCGTGGCTCAACATCCACCTCGGGATGCTGGAGCTGCCTGCGGCCATCATCGCCAAGATTCACAATGGCGAAGTCTCAGCGGCAGCGGCCTATGAGCTGTCGCGAGTTCCGGCAGAGCGGCGTGAGGCGGTCCTGAATGCCGCGCTCTCCGAGGTGGAGAAGCAGGCCAAGAAGGAAGAGACCGATGAGGAGAAATACCTCAAGGGCGAACAGGCCGAAGCCAAGGAAGCAGAGAAGGCGAAGGCCCTGGCCGATTCCATCACGGCGGCGAAGCAGGAAGTCACCGCTGCGGGCCAGATGGTCGAGGAAAAGAAGCTGGCCTATCGCACGGTGCAGGGGGAAGAGCATGACCCCACGGATGCGAAGGCGAAAGCTGCCTACAACGAGAAGCTGAGTGCTGCCGAGACCGACTACAAGGCGGCTCAGAAGCTCGATACCAAGGCCAAGAACAAGCTGTCCAAGTTGCTCGGGCAGCAGACCAAGGCCGAGGAGCTGAAACAGCAGTTAGCCGATGCTCGCGCCAAGGGCACCCCGGCTCCTGCGGTTGGTCCCTCAGCGGTTCGCAAGGCCGCTCAGAAGGACAAGGAGACCCCGGCAGGGGCCAAGGCTGCGGCGGCTCAGCCTCCCTCTGGAGCCGTGGCGCTCACGGCGGCTCAAATCAAGGATGGCATTCGGGACATGGCCAAGACGGACAACCCGATTGTCTCCAAGGTGCTGGGCATCTTCTCCGACTTCTGCAAGGGTGTCCTGACCCCCAAGCTGGCTCTGGCCGACTTGGAGAAGGCGCTCAAGGTTCGCCCCGTCGCGCCTGTCAAGAAGTAGCTTGCGGGGGATTGGGGTAGGGGTAAGGGGGGCTTCGGCCCCCCTTTTCTTTTGTGTAATCGATTACACTCTCTGGCGGGTATGAGAGCGGAGAGCCCCGAGGACGACCGCTCGGGCATCCCTGAACTTGGCAAGGGCTTGCTGGCTGGGGGGATGTTCTCCCAGGCTGACAGCAACCAGCACGTTGACGACTCCACCCTCCCCATTGAAGAGGACAGGAATGGCACAGACTCCCTCAGGGTCCAGCTCTAGGGCTCGGCTTGTGTCAAAGGTGACTCGGCCTGTTCCCTGAGGGGGAGGGCCATAGGGGTTGAGCGGCCCCCCGCAAGTGCGGCAGATGGTCCGCCGATGATTGTTGATGGTCGTGCAGTTGGGGCAGGCTGAGACAGCCATTAGATTACCCTTCCCCTTCTATCCCCGATGGTCCGTCGCTTAGTAGTGACCAGTCTCTCTTCCAATATGTAGAGCGTGTTGCAGTGGGCACACTGGAGTAGCTGCACTACAGGCGACTCATTATGGGTCGATTGTGGGAGGACCCTGAGATGACCGTCACAATAGAGGCATTCTCTCAGACTTGGAGTGACCCTCCCATCCGCTTGGATAGACGTGTTTGAGAAGATGGGGCCTTTGTCCATTAGTGCCCCACAATCTGTGTAGATTCAACCAGCTTGAGCCCCGGCCACTGGGCCATGATGTCCTTCTGTTCCTGTGTCCTGGCTTCCCCCTTGAGCACCGCATTGACGGCAGCGGTCACAGCCGCCCTGATAGGATGGTCCTTGAGCTTGCCAATGGTTAGGGCCACGGCAAAGGCTTGCAGGTTGTCCACCTCGATGGTCTTGACCTGTCGCGTGGAGCTGTTAGCCCCAATGACTGGCAAGGGTGTGGTCTCCATCACAACCTGTTGCTGGGTCTCCAGTCGGTTGACCGTGCGTGTCAGGATGGCCTTGACAGAGCCCCGAGCGGTCTCCAGCTTAGTCCTGGCTTCCTCGATAAGCTGCTGGGTCCGTGCGGCTTCGGCATCCCTCTGGCGGTTCTCCTGTTCCAGCCGTCGCCGCTCCTCATTCTTGTAGAGCTGCATCTCTGACTTCAGGAGCTTCTCCCCCTTCTCAAGGGGTCCGTCCACCTCCCGATTGATGAAGTAGACCCCCTCTAAGGCTTCACGCTGGGGCTTGATGACACGCCCCTGTATCTGTTCCCAGATGGAGCCCCACACTTTGCGGCTCTGCCTCACCCTACCGAGGAGGGCATCAGCCGCCAGATACTCTTCCTCATTGGTAATCTGGAGCTGGCCCAACTCCTGAATGATGGGGTTAGCGAGGGCCAAGCCCTTCTGATGTTCCCGTTCGATGTTGACAGTGGGGGTTGAGGGTAATCGTGTCGCTACCCCAACCTTTTCTCCCTGCATAGCTTTCGGCATCTGACTCTCCTCATCCCGCCCCTCTCCTAGGGGCAGGCAGCTATAGCAATACCAATGGGGGATATCCCGCGTTTGGGAGTCCCCCTGTGTCCAACTCCCTATGGCTCCTGACCGTGGGCGGGTAAAGCGGCCCCGCTTGACCTTGCCACACCGCACGCAGTGGTAGGCGTCCTGAGCCTTGCTCACATGACCCCCTTCGCTGGGGTGCCCATGTCAGTGGCCTTCCGCTGGGTCCGCATGAAGGTGGCTAGCTCCTTAACTTCCTGACAGAAGAGGGCCAGCCGTTCATCATCGCCAAGCAGCCCCATCCCTGCGTTCTCATGGACCGTCAGTTGACCATCCACGGAGACCATGAGGGCGGCATAGGCATAGGCTAGGGCATGGGCAACGACAGGCGCATCAAACTCATCGGGGCTCATCGAGTCCAAGAACTTGAGGGCCAGTGCCTTACCCCTGGCTCCTAGACGTTCCAGCATTCGGTCCATCTCAGTCATCGAATCTCTACTCCTATTGCCCCAGCCCAAGACTTGGCGAGGGCATCAGCCGCTTGGCGCTTCATCCCGTGGCTGCACTTCTTAATGACATACTCATCATCGTGAGCATGGAACGTCATCACAGCCACAATAAACCTCGTGGGGTTATTGGTCGGAAGCACCGCGATGAAGTCTGGATTGGTCTCCATACTGTAAGTGATTACAGTTGAGGCCGCTTCTGCCGAGCGTGAGGAGGGGGAAGTGATGATTTCCATTCGTCCTCCGTCAGTTGGCTCCATCGGATAGCCCAACCTAGCATCGCCACAAAGCCGCCAAAGACGACTGAGGCGGCGATGATGAGGCCGAGCGCCCAAAGGGGCAGGGTGATGCTAGGCATCTGGCGTCCCCTGATACAGGCTCTTGATGTGGTGGGCGAAGTAGCTGCCCTTGCTGGCCGCTTGGTAGAACTCCACCCATGAGGAGGGGGGATAGCCGCCGTAGCGGTAAGTTTTGACCGTGCGGCCCGCTTTGAGCGTGACTCTGAGCATCAGTTGGTCAGGGTCATAGCTGGCGCTCTCCACGAGGCTGGAGCCGGTCTCGCCAAACTCAAGGGGGGTGTCACCGAGGATGGAGGTTTCGAGCTTGCGGGAGAGGTCTGGGTCTACGGGCCGTTCAGTCATCACGTCACCTCTACATGGGCTATGGGGCGTTCCCCGAATTACTTAGGGATTATCGGCTGAGTTGACTCATTTGTCAACTGTAGTTAACTACACTATTTGAGAATAGGGGTAAATCGGCCCTTTCCGAATCTCCCCTGTGCCCTCTGCGTCACTTTTCCCTTAGCTCGTTGCTCATCTGTGAATCCCTGACACCCATATCTATAGCCATTGGCTTCAGCCCGCATAACCCCCTCTCTCGTCAGAAGGTCAGAGCGGAACCCCCTCCCTAAACCCTTGTTTTTTCGATACTTCGTATCCATGTCATTGCCCTCGGTATCCAAGTGCCAGGGAACTTAGAGAATTTAGAGCCGTCAACTGAGTCACAGCCAATGGAGTAGGCATAGGCCATCCTCCTTTTGGAGTTAACTCTGCCCATGTGGACCCACTTACCCATAGCTTTGGCGTAACCAGCTAGGGATGCTGCCTGTCTCCCTAGTTTCCATTCAGTGGACCCCCCAATAAACATGGCGTCTAGAAGGGTCCAAGGTGTGGCTCTATGGGTTAGGCCATCTTGTGATACGAGAGCTACAGGATAGCCGTAGGATTTGATAATAGGTTCCCATTGGCGGAAGAGGGTAAGAGTTGCTGTGGCATCCCCTACTTTGTCTGGGGCTGCTATGAATAGACAGCCGGGGGTCTGCCTGAACTGGTGGAGCATCTTGAGGAAAAGGCGCTCATCGAAATGACTGAATGCCCCATTATCACCAGCCCATCGCTGGGGGATAGTGACAGCCGATTTGGTGTTGCCCGCCCTCGGCACGATAAGAGAGCCTAGCGCCTGATAAAACTCAGGGAACCTAGACGTATAAAAGTTGACATCCCATGTTGCTCCAGAAACAAGGAGAATCATTTTACTAATGCTCCCCAGTTGTCGGCAGTAGCGGAGCCGGACTTGATAGGGACGCTGAGGGTAACACAGTGCTCAAACACTTCCTGAACCATGTATGCAAGGTCATCGGCTACATCCTTCCTCACCTCAAATAGCAGCTCATCATGCACTTGTAGGACAGGATGGGCTACGTCCAACATCTTGAACTCGGTCATTAGGTCGTAGACTTCCGCTTGCGATACCTTAACCGTCCCCTGAGCCGTAGCTTGGATTGGAAAGTTTCCCAGCTCCCGCAAGACAGCAGATACCACCCATTCAAGCGTGCTACGCACCCCTGTGCAGTGGAGCAAGCGGCCCCAGTCGTCCCACACATAACCCCACTTGCGGGCTCTGGCGTGGTCCCGTCGCCGCATGTCAAGGGTGCTGGGGTATTTGATGTAGAAGGCATTGATAATCTCCTGACAGTTATTCTCATTCCAGAGGGGGGCAAAGTCTACACACTCGACAGCTCCGTGGTCGGACCCCTCCACCCCACAATGCTTGCAGACGACCGGCATTTGCTCTAGCAATCCGATATTGGTTACGTCATAAATAGCGGCTAACGTGCAGGTTTTGGAGGGGAACCGATGCCGCTTCTTATCCACACCGGGGTAGTGCCATCCCTCGTGGTCGTGGAACCGCTTATCTGGCAGGCTAAAGGCACTAATGGCGAAATCACTGTAGATGTCCTCCTCGTTTTCGTAGACGCCCAAAAGGGCCGCATCCTGACTGCGATGGGCAACCACCCTGGGCTCGATTTGCGATTCATCAACGGACAAGTATGTCCACCCCTCGTCAGTGATGAAGCCTTGGCACACCTCACGCCCTCGCTCAGTCCGGTTGGGCATGGCTAAAAGGTTAGGTTCCGCACAGTTATATCGTCCACTGGGGACCCTCGTATCCTTGAGGTTGGGGAACATCCGCCAGTGCCCAAACTCGACCCGCTTCGCCAGCTTGGGCATGGGGTCTACATAGGTGCCCTTGAGTTTGGACAGCTCCTTATAGTTCAGTATCTTCGGGACCACTTGATGATGATGCTGGATAGCGACCAACACCTCATGCTCCACACTTTCCCGGTCCTCTGATTTAGTGAGCTTGGGGCGGGCCTGCTTCAGCCCGAGCTTCTTGAACAGTAGGTCCGCGATTTGGTCTCCGCTGTCCAAGTTGATGTAGTGGCCGGTAAGCTGTCTCACCTCTTCGGTAATGCGGTCCATGTCCAAGGCAAGGACATGGGACATGCGCTCGAAATGGTCAAGGTCCACCTTCATGCCACGAGACATGCAGTGGAGGATATAGGGGCGAGCGTTATGGTCGAGGAGGGCGACGTTGCGGAGGCAGGGTCCTGGGGCATCCGGCCCCAAATAACGGACCCCGCCGTAGCATCGCTGAGGTTTCAGAGCCCCCCCTTTTTCTTGTCGTAACGCCTCTGCCGGTCCAACACCCAATTGAGAATGATGCTCAGGGCTATAGACCCCGGTGTGTGCTTGAGTTCTCGTCGAAGATAGGCCCGTATGGCTTTACGTTCCATCCTCGCTCCCTCACTACGTTTGGCGTCTGGCATGATTGCTCCTTGTCTATGGCGAACGGGAAAACTGTAATCGATTACACTTTAGGCTGGGGTGACATCCTCAGCTCTGAGTCCCCTAGCCCCCTCCTCTGGCTCAAACTCCACAGCCATCTTTTTGACAATCCGGTCGAAGCTGAAGCTGCGGCTGACGGCGGACTTGTGGAAGAAGTATTCATTGCCGTCCTCCCCCACAATGAAGCCGAAGCCCTTCTCATCATTCACATTCTTCACGGTCCCTTTCATGCGGTTCTCCTATGCGGCGTCCATCCACCGCTCCTGCGTTGACTTCCTCACCTGTCGTTCTACCAGCTTGATATAGTGCCAGAGCCTGAGGGTTGCGTCAGGGTCTCTACAGGCATAGTAGAGTGCCTTATCAAATGGCACATGTGAGATGTCCATTCCCGGCCATTTCCCTAACTGCTCCTCCATCATAGAGTGCTCCGCTTCCCAGTTCCACCACGCGGCAAAGACATCCTTCTCCGCATTCTTCTTCAAGTAGGTGAAGAAGGTTTTGAGTTTGGTGCTCATCCCGTGGGGCTTTTTGACCTTCCAGAGCTTCGTGGTGGGGTCCATGACCAACTGTGGCTCAGGCTTCGGCCACTCATAGGTCTGGGCCATGCGGTAGTAGGCCAGCACTTTAGCCGTTGAGTAGGGCTTGACGACATCCTCAAAGTCCTGCATGGTCATTCCAAGCTCTCGCCACGCGAGCGCCTTGAGTCCTTGGGGGAGGTTGCCGAGGTGGAAGATTCGCGCCATAGTGTCCACGAGATGTCGATGCGGAAACTGAAGCGCCATCTCCCGAGTAATCTTCTCATCGTAGAGCCAGTTATGGAAGATGAGGCGAGCCCGCCATACGTCAAGTTTCCGCTGGAACGCCGCCAGCAAATCCACACGAGAGGCGCGGATAAGTCGCCCAGTCCCAGGTGCTTGAGAGTAAGTGAGACAGAACGGCCCTTGGTAGCGGGACGATTCGGTATCGGCGGCAAGGTCTTGCTCTGGCTCCAACTCGTCCAGCTCATAAAGGTGCTCCACTTCACGGTAATCTGGCTCTGGGTAGGGGTCCTCGATGAGGGGAAGTTGACCGCGTAACCAGAGTTTCAATCGATACCAATCCCGCCGAATGTAGCTCATCTTCTTGGGCTCATGGATGCCCAGGGCTGGATGATACTGGGGGTAGGCACTCACCCCAAAAAGGGTGGGCAAAGGGATGCCGTGGCCCATCTCTAGGTCAAAGTCAGGGAGGAGCGCATCACAGGCGAAGCGGCCCATTGGCAGCAGGGCTCTCCATCGGCCCCGCTCGATGAGGGGGTAGAGGTTGGTATTGGCACAGCAGGCGAGGAGGGCTTGGTCCTTCTTGCTGTTGGGGTCCAGCTTCCCCTTCGCTGAGGTGGGCAGGCAGGAGATAGCGTTCACGAGGAGGATGTTGCCCCGCTGCAAGCCCGCGAGGGGGAGGTATTGTTGGGTCAACTCCTGCCCAGTCTTGCCGACAAAGATGGTCCCCTTCTTATTCTCCTCAATGCCGGGGGCCTCCCCTATGCCCAGTATCTCCGCCTGCTCATTGCCTGAGGGGGGGAGGCACTTGTTGACTGCGGGGCAGAGCGCACACCGAATTGCCATCTACTTGACGCCTTGGAGCTTGAACCAACGGCGGCAGTTACGGCATTGGAACCAATAGCTATAGATATACTCAAGGATGCCAGCGAACCGACAGTAGGGGCACCGTCGCTGCCGGTCCCATGCCCGCTGCTGAGCCTTTGGTAGGTCAGGCACTCTTATCGCCATCCCTGTATCTCCCTGACGATTTGGCGAGCCGTCTTGACCCCCACCCCTGGGATGGAGAGCCACTCAGACTCATCGGCTTGTGCGAGGGTAATGGGCTTCCTGAACTTCCGCTCTGCGGCCTCACTCAGCTCCACCCCAACCCCAGGTAGGTCAGCGGCCCACTTGCGGACCAAGGAGGGGCGGAAGTTGAGCGTGGGGATGGTGACTTTCTGTATCTCCCTCATGGAGCGGTGTGAGTGGTAGCTCTTGTTCCAGAAGTGGAACCACTCCACCACATCGTAGGCACAGTGCCAGGGAGTCTTAGGGTAGGTGACAATGACCCCTGTGCTGGCCACGCCTATCAGGTAGCGGTAGAGGGTGGAATACATGACTCTCCCCCGGCCCTTGCAGTAGCCCCAGGTCATCCCGTTGTTGAAGCCTTCCATGAGGAAGCCCTGCTCATGGGCTCTCCAGTGCCCCTCCACCATCAGGACGGAAATGTCATAGAGCTGCTTCATCTTGATGCGCTGGGCATTGTAGCGGGCATCCTCTATGCAGTTGAGCATATCGTGGAGGGTTTTGCGCTCGATGCCGATGTTGATAGGACCATCGGGGCCATTCCCCTCAAAGCAGAAATCGGCGGCCGGGAGGACCGCCCGCTCAGCCTTCATGCCGAGTTGGAGGAAGAGGGGCAGCAGTTCGATGCTGCCTTTTTCATGAGCGACGTAAATCATTAGGCTTTCCGCCGATTCTCGAAAGTGTAATCGATTACAGTGTCCTCTTCCCTCAGGACCATCTGACGTGAGGGGCCTGCGACATCCCACGAGGACTCTCGGCAGGTGTCACAGATGCGCCGTCGCGTCATCTTGCCGTTAACCAGAACGACACGCCCCGGCTTCTGGCAGAGGGGGCAGCGGGAGAGGGGCACGTCCACCTAGTAGCCCCACTCATCCCGGCTGATGTGGGGGTAGACCATCGCGGCAAGGCTCTCAAAATTACAGTCCATGCCCCACAGTTCTTGCCCTTTCAGCCCGTGTAGTTTGTCCACCTTGCAGTCCACAATGCGGACCCCAAAGACATTCTTGGCTTCGTCATACATGCAGTAGCAGGAGACGGTCCAAGCGTAGCCCCCATCCTGAAAGCCCACCTTGTCGTATTCCCCATTCCACTCTCGCACGGGGGAGCCATCCTCTTTGAGAACCACTCGGCCGCTGGCGTCCAGCTTGTCGGCGTAGACCTTCTTGACTCGGGCGGTCCCTATCACGATTTTGCCGCTGTCGTAGCAGCGAGAGTAGAGCGCCCGCCGTGCACTATTGACTTGGTCATACATGAGGGGCGGCACCTTCGTGAGCCGCCCAAACTCTGCGAGCCGTTGCAGCTCCCACGAGTCGGCGTCCCCGTCCATAACCACGGTGCGGGCATCGGTGCTGTCGAGGGCCATCAGTAGGTCCTGATGATAGGCTTTCCAGTAGGGGAGATACTGATTCTCGTTCTGGTTGGCCCTGAGCTGTGACGCTTTCGGAACCTTGACGACCTTATAGACGCAGTTGGGGCTACGGGTTGGCGGGGGGTTGGGGTTGTCGAGCACAGAATCGATGCCCCTATCGAGCACGAGATGGGCCACAGGGCCAGGGGCAGAATCCGCAAACTCACTCTTGCCGCTGCCCCGGTCCCCCTCTAGGCTCAGCATCATCCGATGGAAGGGCCGGTTAGGGCTCTTGATGATGAGGGCTGGGGCGACGAAGCCCGCCTCCGCGAGGGAGACCGACTTACGAGTAGGCTCGGGGACGGAGGCGGCTGGAGAAGTTGACTCCGCCTGACCTGTTTGCTGCATCACAATCGGGGGGCGGCTGGGTCTAGTCGGCGGAACGTGCGGCATTAGTCGTATCCCTCATGGCTTCCTCAGCCTCTAGCTGCCGGTAATAGTGGACGTAGCCAATGATGACATCCCAGTTCTCATCAATCTCGGCTTGCGTAAAGATGACGCGGAAGATACGGAGTGCGGGGCGCTGGGGCCAGGAGTAGTCCCCGCACACAGCCAGCACATGAATGTAGGCGATGAGCGCCCCTCGTGCCTTGCAGTAGGCTTTGGTCTGGGCCAGCCAGAGCCATTGCGTCACGAGTCGCCCGATGGTATTGAGGCTCTTATAGGTGAGCTTCACCTCGTGGATGCAGAGGGCCAGCAGCTCCCCGCCAAAGGTGATGATGGTGTCCAAGCTCTCTCCATCATGGGTGAGGTAGATGCCCTCATAGAACATCTCCCCTGGGTGGTCGAGCACATCATCAAGCTGGGGGATATACCATTCCTCCCAGGCCAGCCCCATGCAAATCTTGAGCTGCACATCCTCAGAGAGGGTGTCCCACCATGCCTCTCCGTCCTTGCCGTTCAGGTCAATCAGGCCAAACTCCTCAGCGTGCT